TATCTGGTGTCATTCCTGGTGTCATTCCTGGTGTCATTCCTGGTGTCATTCCTGGTGTCATTCCTGGTGTCATTCCTGGTGTCATTCCTGGTGTCATTCCTGGTGTCATTCCTGGTGTCACTCTTGGTGTCATTCCTGGTGTTATTCCTGGTGTCACTCTTGGTGTCATTCCTGGTGTCATTCCTGGTGTTATTCCTGGTGTCATTCCTGGTGGCATTTGATCACCTGGTGTCATTCCTGGTGGCATTTGATCACCTGGTGTTATTCCTGGTGTCATTTGATCACCTGGTATTTCATTTTCAGTTGAAGAACTACTTGTTGTAATGTATATTACAATTATTATAATTATAATAAATATTATACCCGCCAAGACAACTAAAGGTATAAAAGCAGGAGAGTCGGTTATTGATGATTCTTCTTTCTGTTTATTTTCTTCTTGTTCTTCAGTCTTTTTATTTTCTTCTTCATCAACAAATTTTTCATAAAGAATATTAAATCTTTCTTTAAACATAATTTTATTTAATATACATATATTAATGTTTAATAAATCTTATTTTGATTATAATAAGGTTGAGTACTAATGTAATTATATGAACTAGGTGTAAATGCTAGTATTACAATTAAAAACACTATTATTACTGATATTAAAAATATTAATAAATATATCTTATATGGCGATTTTAATAAACTAAACTCTTCATCACCATTTGCTGAAGTATCATCACCATTTACTGAAGTATCATCACCATTTACAGGAGTATCATCACCATTTGCTGAAGTATCATCACCATTTGCTGAAGTATCATCGCTATTTACAGGAGTATCATCGCTATTTACAGGAGTATCATCACCATTTGCTGAAGTATCATCACCATTTGCTGAAGTATCATCGCTATTTACAGGAGTATCATCACTATTTACAGGAGTATCATCGCTATTTACAGGAGTATCATCGCTATTTACAACAGGACTATCATTATCATTTTCAAACTTTTCATAAAGTAATTTAAATCTCTCAAGCATTTTAATATTGTATTAGAAAGTAAAATGAATATAGATAACCCTAAATTACCTATACAAATATATGAATGGAAATCTTCTACTATAGTAGAAAAACCAGTTATAATTGAAAATATATATCGTGATGATCAAATTGAAATAGCAGTTCAAAAAATATTAAATTTTTTGAAATATGAAAATATATATATATGGACTGATAATGAAATTGTTGAATTTACAACTTCAGAACCTCTAAATAATATAAATCCATTCTTATATGATTATAAGCAAAATATACAAAACTTAGGCATATTTGAGAAAAAAGGTATATTTTTATATTCTAAAATTAATATTGTTAATTTTGATACTGTAAAAGATAATAAAAAAATATTAGATATTTTTTTCAAATATAAAAGACCAACTGTAACATTAAATGAAAAAACACTTAATGAACTTTATGACCAAAAAGAATCAAGTTATATAACAACCACAAAAATAAGTTATTATGAATTTAATTTTCAAATTAATATGAATAAAACTTTAAAATATATTTATAAAAATAACAAATATGATTATGATATTTTATTTTGGGTGTATGACAATTATAATAAACATATAACTGTTAAAAATAATAAAAATTATACTAATATAATTGATACATTAAATACTGATAGTTATGATAATGAACAACTTATTATAATTAAATACCTTTCGAATAATAAATCATTTTATAAAATAATAATTAATAATACAAACTTCGTAAATGTAAAACTTTATTTAGGCACCAAAATGCAATATTCAATTGAAGAAGTTATAAAATTACGAGAAACTATATTAAAATATTTTAAAGGATACAACAATTTTAATGAAACATCAATAAGAGCACATATTAATTTAAATACTCATTATTTTTCAAAAGAAGCATTTATTCATAAATCTTCTTTAATATATAATTTTATTAATAAAAAAGAAAAATTTTATATTTATAATAGGACTTCAAATAATACACAGAGTTATGATATTGAATTATATATCAAAGAATTATTTAATACTTTTAAAAAAACTAATTTACAAAAAACTATTAATGATATTACAAATATATTAGCAACACAAACTACAAACGTTACAAAAAATGAATTATTAGAATTAGTAGAAAATGTTATTAATAACGAACAAAATGCTTTAACAAAAACTAAAAAAATATATTTTACACAAAAAACTTTTTTTACTATTAATAAAAACGATGATCATTATATAACTATATCTGTTAATAATATAAAATCTATCATTGAACTAGGGTATTTTATTTTTTGGTTATCTAAAATTACATATAATTCTAAAACAACAAAAACAAATAAAGCACCTGTTAAAAAACAATTATCATCATCTTCATCTCCATCAACAGTAGAAAGTAAAAGTTCTTTAGATTCCTTAGATTCCTTAGATTCTTTAGATTTAGGTTCAGATATATCAGGTGGTATGCCTGCAAAAGAAGTTCAAGTTAAACAATTAAATATCTTAAAAGGTTTAGATGATTCTTTATTTAATGCTGATTTATTCAATGGTAAAAAAACTTATGCGCAATCGTGTCAAAGTAATAGACAACCTATGGGACTACCAAATGAAAAATTTGCAAAATATAAACCTAATGCTGATAAATATGTTGATAATTATCTAACAATTAATAAGAATACTTATTTTTGTCCAAGATATTGGTGTCCTATTAGCGAACAACCTATTAAAAACAAAACTGACAAATGTGATGAAGGCGAAGAACCTATAGATATTTATTCATTAAACGAAGGAACTTATAATAAACAAGGTAATCCACCACGTTTTGTTCGTTATTTGGATGTTGATAATTATAAAAAACCTTGCTGTTATCTTAAAGATAAGAAAGTAACTATTAAAACACCAGAACAAACCAATAAAGAACCTAAAAAAACAAAAGATAGTTTTAGTGCAAGTAATACTCATATATATACCGGGTATAATAAAATAATACCAGATGGACGATATGGTATATTACCACAATCCATATTATACTATATAGATGATAATTCAACCGGTTTAAATTGCTCTGATAAATTAAAATCAAAGTTATGTGCTTTTAGAACAGGAATGAAAAATGATAAAAATGATCTAATTGATATACTAACAATGCTTTTAAAATATAAAGATCGTAATGAACTTGTTACAACTATTTATAATAATCTTGATTTTGTCAAGTTTATATTATTAGAAAATGGCAATATTCTTAGAGAATTTATGAAAAGAGCAGTTTATAAAGATCGACATCGTAGACACGATAAAAAAATAATTAATAAAAATAATTTTAATATTAATATTAATGAAACAACTTTAAAAAATGTTCAGTATGCTATAACAGAATACTTTAGATATTTACAATTTGATAAAGTTAATAATCCACATTATTTATATAGTGTTATTGCTTTAACTTTTAAATGTAATTTATATATATGGAAATATAAAAATGATAATAATTTTAGTTTATTAACACCATTATACGTTAAATATGACGATATTAAAATGTTGTCAGAAACTTATAAAACTATTAATATTTTTTATAATTCTAATATTGATAGATATGAACCTATTGTATTAAAATCAACAAATAATTCTAAATATATTTTTGATATTTCATCAAATAATAAGTTAAATAATATTGAAATATCTTCACATATAGATATAAATATATTAAATAAACTCAAAGAATATGTTGCTTTTTATAAACATACAAATTACCAAATTAAAACTGTTTTATTAAATAATAATTTATCTGTAAATCATTTTAAATTAAACAATAATATTATAATACAATGTGATCTTATTGAACCTATATTACTTAATAAATTATTTGAAACAATCCAATGTAATAATATTGAATTATATGATGAAGTTATGTATAAAAATAATTTTGAAAAAACTATTAATTTTGATATTTCAAAATTAGGTTTTAATGTAATACATAATAATCTTAAACCCCAACTATTTCATAATACTGTTCATAATACTGTATTACCTTATAACAACATTGAATTAATTAAAGAAAAAAATAACGATAAAGAATTAGAAAACTTAGTTGATAATATTTATAATAATAATATAACCGATTCAATATTTCAAGATGAAATTGAAAACCATAATAGTATTACAGATTGGTATAATTCATATAATTTCAATAATACTTTTATGACTGATAATATTACTTATAATAAAGATACATATCAATTTAGTAATAAAGCTATTGATATTTATAAAACTTTTTTTAATCCTAAATATAAAACTGATATTATTAAAAATGAAAAAAAAAATATTAAAACCACAGATAATATAATATTAGATTTATCATTTACAAAAGGAGAATCAATTAAATTAAGTTCAAAATGGGATAGTTATAACTTTTATTATGTTAATAGTAACAATTATACTGATGATGATATTTATCATCTTTTAACTAAGATAATTTCAGTAGATAAAACTAGAGAAATAAAAGAATTAGCTACTAATAATATTAAAAAATTATTTGGTTCTTCTCAAGGTTTCAGTTTATTATGTTATGTTTTAGATTATAAACATATCATTGCTACATTTCTTAAAATATCTCCAGCTACTCAAGTTGCAATTATATACAACAAGTTAGTAAAACAACAAGATAAAGAAAAAGTTATTAATAACATTATATCAAATAATAAATTTAAAACTTCAGAAATTCATTTATTTTCAGCAAGTGAAATATTAGATATAGTTATCATCGTTATTCATCATAGAGTTTATAACTTTTTAAATAAAAATAAACAACCCGTTATACGTAATAGTATTGAAGATTTAGCTGCTACTTGCAATTTATTTATTAATAATACTATAACAACAAATTATGAACAACAACCATTACTAATAATATACTCTGACGAAAATCGTTTATATTTTGTTGATAAACAATTTTATAATAAAACACACGAAGCACCCGAAAATATCAAAAACCTTATTAAACATAAACTTAAAACTTTGAAAAAACTAGTATAAAAGATTATTTATATATTATTTATATACAATGTCAGACTCAGAAATTGTTGATGATACTCTAGAAGAAAAAACACCTAGTGAAGATGAACTAGCAGATTTTAAAAACAAAATGGCAGAATGGCTAAAAATGGACGAACAAATTAATAAATTATCAATTGCTATACGAGAACGACGTAAATTACAAAATGCTTTATCTGGATATATTAAAGAATTTATGTTTAAATTTAATTATCACGACGTATCTATTAATAATTCTAAAATCAAAGCAAGACAACGTGAATCTTTAGTTCCTTTAAAGGTTAATGATATTAAAGCTAAAATGCTAGAATATAAAGATCTTAAAGGTGAGGAATTAATTAATAAAATATTTGATAATAGAGAAAAAAAAATAGTTAATACTGTTAAACGCATTACACCCAAAATAAAACATCTGGAATTATAATAAATATGTTGTCTATAACAACAGGGGATTTGTTTTCGATAAATCGTAGTTGTCTAACAGCTACAGGTATATCTGTTGCTTTATATTCTTATGCTAGTAAATATGAATCTAATGCTAGAAAAGCTAGTATTATAAAAGATGTTGCTATTGTTTTAATGATTTATACATTAATTTGTTTAGTATTATTTAATGGTATTGCTATTATGACTAAAAATGCTGATATGACTATCATAGCTTACGCACTTTTAACTATTATTATGTTAGGTATTGCTATTGTTATGATCTATTTAAATCTAAACTAATTTTAAAATATTTGAACAACCTTCAGCCAAACTATCTAACGCTTTCTCAGTTATATTATAATTCTTAATTAAATAAAATATTGTTAGATATTCAGTTTTTGTTATTTTTTTACGATCAATTACGGATTTTATTATCAATTTCATATCATCTTCAGATAATCTACCATCACCACGACCTTTTATTTGTTCGTCAGCTATATCTAAAATAGCTTTATCATATTTTATACCATCAATCTCTTTATAATAACTCATTTTATTTATATAAAAACATTTTTGTTATTGTTGTTTCCACACAAAATATATAATGTATTAGTGTTCCTAATATTATTAAAACTATAAAAACCAATATTATATTTAATTTAAAGTAATATGCTATTAATAATGCACCTATAAATGTAAATAATACATCCATAATTGCTATATCCATAAATCTATATGAATGTATTCCTTCCTTTTCTTTTCCAAAAATATGTCTATAATAACATAGAAATGTCATTTTAATTTATGAGTAGTTATAATATCTTTCAATTCTATCGGTTTTAATGCTATATTGTTTTTAGCATCTTTCAAATAAATACCATACTTACCTACCACTAGATCTTGATCTTCTTTATACTTTATCGGTAATTTTACCAAAAATGTTATATCATTCTTTGATAAACTTTTCTTATCAAGTTGTTTTAAGTAACCTTCGTAATTTATATATTTCTTATTTGGTGTCAATATACATTTTCCATATTTTGTTTTTATCAGTTTAGGTTCCGTTTCTATAGTGCGTTTAGGTGCGTTCAAAATTGATTCATCTATAGTTTTATTAAACTTATCCAAGATCTTTTTATAATCTACTTTACCTTCTGCTACCAATTCTATCTGTTCTTCCATTATTTTTGTTGTTTCCGGATTTATTATATATGGTGCTACTTCATTCAAATATTCTACAATTTCTTTACCTATCTCGGTATTTCTTATCATTTTATTATTTCCTTTTATATATAACTCTAATTCTACTTCTTTTTCGTTTATTTCATTATCTTTTATTTTGAAATATTCTTTCGCTTTTATTTGTTTCTTAGGATTACTACAATACTCTACATAGTTTTTACTAAATAATGATGATACTATTGTAGCATATGTAGAAGGTGTTCCTATTCCTTCATTTTCCATTAACTTTATAATTGTTGTATCATTATACAATGTTAATTTATTTACTGATGCTTCCGTATATACTTTCATTATTTTTAGTTTCTTTGGAAATTTTAAAGTTTCTTTAGAAATCTCTTTTTTATCTAGTATTAAAAATCCATCAAACTTTAACACTTTCTTTGTTGTTTTAAATATATCTTTATCATATCTTAATTCTATATTATATTGATCATACAACGCATAACTTAATTGACTCGCTAATGATCTTTTATAAATTAATTTATATATCTTATTTTGTATATCATCTTCGGTTAAACTTGTTTTATTAATATTTGTTATCCTTATACATTCGTGCGCTCCTGGTTTAAAATTATAATTATTTGGATTTGAATATTTTTCACCATAATTTTCTAAAACATATTTTGCAGTTTGAAATTTAAATTGATTACTTACAGAATATGAAGATGTTCTATGATACGTAATATAACCTGATTCATACATCTTTTGTAAAATATCCATCGTCTGTTTGCTTGATAAACCAAAAGTATAACTACAATCCATCTGTAAGGTTGAAGTAATATACGGTGGTGGTGGTTTTTGTATAGAATCTGTAGTATTATAAATTAAATTATAAAGTTTGTTAAAAACTATATTATCTATCTTTTCTTTATCTCCTTCATACAATGTATTTAATAAGTTATTATCAAAATCACCTTTAATTTTATAAGTTATTTCGGGATTTGGATTATTTACATTATTTGTGTTTTTTACAATACATGCTAAGACCGGTGATTGTACTCTACCAGCTGATAATGTATTTATGTTGAAATAGTTCCATAACAAGGGCGAGAGTTTGTAGCCGAATAATCTGTCGGATAATCTTCTGGTTATTTGACAATTTACTTTATTATAATCAATTGGATGTTTATTTTTAATTGCTTCTAAAATTGCGGATTTTGTAACTTCATTAAATGTAATCCTATATCTTTGCATATTTTTATCTAAAATTTTTGTAATACTATGTGATATGAAATGACCTTCATAATCTGGATCACTTGCTAGCATTACAATATCAACTGTTTTTGATAATTTTTTAATATTATTAACAACTTTTAAATTAATATATTCGTAAATACCAGTCCAATTTTCAAAATCTATAGACATTTCAGTTTTTTTAAGATCTTGTATATGACCATAGCTAGCAATACATATATATTGATCTTCTTGATCTTTTAAAAATTCTTGAATTTTGATTGCTTTTTTATTCGATTCAACTATTATAAGTATCTTCATTATAATAATATGATTATATGTAAATAATCATTTTTTATATTAAACTAATTTTCTTCAGTCCATTTTTTAAAATATGGATTAGCTAAGAATTTAGCTTTCTCTGTTTCTTTCATTTTATTTTTATTCCATTTTTGCTTTTGATTATGTTGCCAGCTTCCTATATTAATTTGACCATAAGTTTCATCATTAATAACTTCTATTCGTTTCAATAATTCTCCTCTTTCAATTGTTAAATCATTCCATATTTGAAAAAAAGTTTCTTGTGGTATTCTTTTGTTTTCTTTTTTAATCCATTCTTTAAAATATGGATTACCTAAAAACTTAATTTTTTCAGTTTCTGTCATTTCGTATTTATTCCATTTTAGTTTTTTCCAATCTTGCCAGCTTCCAATATTAATTTCACCATAAGTTTCATTATTAATTACATCTTTCCCTTTCAACAATTCTCCTCTTTCAATTGTTAAATCATTCCATATTTTAAATAAAATATCTTGCGGTATTTCTTTCTTTTCTTTCTTTTCTTCTTTAGTCCATTTTTTAAAATGTATATTCGCTAAAAACTTAATTTTTTGATTTTCAGTCATTTGATTTTTATTCCATTTAGTTTTTTGTCTATCTTGCCACCTTCCAATATTAATTTGACCATATTTTTCATGATTAATAACTTCTTTAAAATTAATTAATTCTCCTCGTTTAATTGTTAAATCATTCCACAGTTGAAACAAAGTTTCTTGTGGTATTTCTTTTTTTTCTTGTATCCATTTTTTAAAATATGGATTTTTTAAAAACTTAATTTTTTCAGTTTCTTTCATTTGGTTTTTAGTCCACTTAGTTTTTTGAGTATCTTGCCACCATCCAATATTAATTTCACCATAAGTTTCATTATCAACTATATCAAGTCTTTTCAACAATTCTCCTCGTTCAATTGTTAAATCATTCCAAAATTTAAACAAAATTTCTTGTGGTATTTTTTTTGTTTCTTTCTTTTCTTCTTGAGTCCATTTTTTAAAATGTATATTCGCTAAAAACTTAATTTTTTCAATTTCTGTCATTTGATTTTTATTCCATTTCTGCTTTTGTCTATCTTGCCACGATCCAATTTTAATTTCACCATAAGTTTCATGATTAATTATTTCACGTTTTTTAACTAATTCACCTCTTTCAATAGTTAAACTATTCCAAATTTCGAATTTAATTTCAGATAATTCACTTAATGTTACACATTTAGTATCAAAGTATAGTTTATTTAAAATTGTATTTTCTTTTTCAATTTCTCTTTTATTACCAGCACTATCATAATCAACTGTAATACTTCTAATTTTAGAAGAAAATGTAGGATCTTCAAGTTTAAGATAGTTTAACATATTACATATTTTATTGTTATCATCAGTCCATAAAAATACATTAGCAATTTTACAAGGATTATCTTCATTTAATCTATTTGCCCTACACATTCTTTGAACTGTTCGTTTTTCACTTGTATTATCAGTTATATTGGTAATAAAAATACTATCACATTTAACGATATCAATACCTTCATCTAATATACGAATACTAAACATTATATTAAGTTCATTTGAGTTAATATTACTTTCAAATCCTTCAATTTCTGTTTTACGTTTATTTGGTGTAACACCTTCATATATTTTAAAAGTATTTAATTTAATTCCGTGAAATGATTCAGCTTTTTGAATCATTAACTCTTCGTAATCAAATATATCTTGTTTTGATGTTAAATAAATTATACATCTTTTAGAACTAGTAAATAATAATCCTTTAAGAATAAACATTATCTTAGTTTCAACATCACTTTGTTCAATAATTTCGTTTTCTTCATAATTAACATCAATTTTACCATCAATATTTAATGGTAAATATATTTGATAATCACATACTAATTTTTGTTGAATAGCATCACCTAAAGATAAATAATTGATTTCTTCAGTAATATTATTTTCTAATTCTTCTGTTTTAGTTCCAGTAAAAATATGTGAATTATTAATATTTTTAGCAATATCCCATATTTTATCTTCATCATATAAATTATGTCCTTCATCAATAATCAGCAAAATATTATAATCACTAAAATCAATTTTAGAAAATACATCTCTTGCGGTTTTAAAAGTAGTTGAAATTAAATATTTATCTTTTTTAAGAAAATCATTAATTGTTTGTTCATCTATTTCATTATTATGATCACTATCAAATATAGCATTATCATAATCATTTAAATTATTAAGAATACAATTATGATTTTTATCAACTAATATTTTAAGAGGACTAATACAAATAATTTTATTATAACTTTTGGCTAAATGCGAAAATATAGTAGTTTTACCAGTTCCACAAGCCATTCTAGTTAAATAAATACCATTATTGTATTTTTTACAATTATTAATAGCATCAATTTGATAATCACGTAATTTAAATGGTTTAAGTTTAATATCAATTTTATTAAAATCAAGTTTTTCAGTTTTATAAATTGAATTACATTGTTGTGTATTTTGTTTAAAATCAATTTGTAATTTACAAGTATGATATATAATACCTGCTAATTTATTAGATTTTAAGAAAATACACATAATACTACTTAAAAATGTTCCAAGACAATTAGCAGTTAAAGTATTTTTTTCATTATAATGTTTAGCTTGTAATCCCTGATAACACTCTAATTCTTTATTATATGTCATACCATCTAAACCATATTCACCAATACAATTATTAGTTTGTTGTAATAATCTTTTTTTACGTAGTTCATTATAACTGTGAATATAACCTGATTCAAATAACCATTCTTCGGGTATATTTTTCCAATGATAAGTAATGTCGTTATATTTGGTAAAATGATAATAAATCATATATTTTTCATATTGATCAGCTTCTTGCTTTATTTTATGTTTTTCATAACATATCATTCTTGCTATGTTATTCTTCTCTCTTTTTGACATATCCTATTCATATTATAATTAATAAGTTATCTTTATATAGTTTTGTGTAATTGATTACACGTAATTAATTACATACCAATAATAAAAATAATTTAAATGTCTTTGTAAATAAAATATATATTTTTTATTGATTTTAAATTTCTTATAATTAAATCCGTATCAAATTATAATTATTATGTAGTTAAATCTAATTATACTGTGGTATCGTAGAATAACTTTATTATTCTTATTGGTTCATTATCAACTGAATATATCATATTGTTATTTATAGTATTTTTCAATGTTATAAATCTACTATTTAGTTTATCTATATCTGTTTTAGTTATTACACCTAAACCGGTTTTTTTATCAATACCGAAGCAACCTTTAATTTTCTTATTATTTTCATCAATATAACCATCTGGATTAAACATAATAACTATTATATTTCGGTTTAAAGCTTCTTGAATACAATGAAGACGAGGTATTATACATTCTTGATTATAATATTTATGCTGTTTTTCATCACATTCTATAATCAATGAATGATGGTTTAAATGTATTAAAAAATCAGGTTGGTCTCTAAGACATTTACCATCACCTTGTAAATGCTTATTGTAAATAATATTTAGATCTTTAAAGTGTTCTTGCAAAAACTTATATACTTCAAGTTCTCTAAACTTGATTCGTTTCGGTGCTTTATCTGGATGTAAAGAATAATAACATCTACTACAATATTTTTGTATCTTTGCTTGTTGATCACATAAAGGATCAATACCAATACATTTTTTATTTTTAACATCAATCATACCATCTTTTTTACAATCAAAACAATATAAACCTTTTTTCTCATCAGGTAAATTAAAAGCTGGTATTTTAAGATTACAAGTAATACATTTTTTATTTATAACATCAATCATATCATCTTTCCTACAATCACCACAATATAAACCTTTTTTTTGATCTGGTAAGTTAAAAAATGGTCTTTTAAGATTACAAGTAATACATTTAGGATTCTTAATATCAATCATACCATCTTCTTTACAATCACTACAATATAAACCTTTTTTCTGATCTGGTAAGTTAAAATATGGTTGTTTAAGATTACAAGTAATACATTTAGGATTCTTAATATCAATCATACCATCTTCTTTACAATCAAAACAATATAAACCCTTTTTTTGATCTGGTAAATTAAAAGCTGGTTGTTTAAGATTACAAGTAATACATTTTTTACTTATAACATCAATCATACCGTCTTTTTTACAATTAACACAATATAAACCTTTTTCCTGATCTGGTAAGTTAAAAAGTGGTCTTTTAAGATTACAAGTAATACATTTAGGATGCTTAACATCAATCATACCATCTTTCCTACAATCAAAACAATATAAACCCTTTTTTTGATCTGGTAAATTAAAAGCTGGTTGTTTAAGATTACAAGTAATACATTTAGGATTCTTAATATCAATCATATCATCTGTTTTACAATCACCACAATATAAACGCTTTTTCTGATCTGGTAAATTAAAAGCTGGTTGTTTAAGATCACAAGTAATACATTTAGAAGGCATTATTATATTATCATTCAATATATATATTTTAAATGTTTAAGTCATTTTTTTATTTATAAAAATACACTATATCCATATAATAAAAATAGCTGAATAATATTCGAAAGGTATTGCTAATTCATAGAAATTACATTTAGAAATATCTTCATAATCTTTGATAGAATTATAAATAATTTCTATGTAATTCATATTAATAAAAATAATAAAATGTTAATATCATTTTTTCTATTTTATTTTTTTGATTTGTGATTTATATTTTGCAATATTTAATATAAAAATTTTTAATAATTTTATTAGCATTAGTCATATAATCATAATCAATATCTGAATATCTTTGATATTCATTACTTTTACACATATAAATATTTTGTATTTTTCCATTTTCTTTAATTTTTTTTATATTGTTTAATAATTCTTCCTTCCAATCATATCTATCATAATAAACATCTTCTTGTAAGATTCTAATTATAGAATAATTCATATCGTTAGCATATTTTTCTTTGTATTTATCATTTATAAATTGTTTATTTGGACTGTCCCAGTTAGAAACTTGTTGAAAATGTTGTCTTCCATCTAATTCAATAATAATCTGCTGTTCAACTAATGCAAAATCAAATCGTTTTTTTATATCAGTAAATTTATATTCTCTTATAATATTTTCAAAATTTTTTTTTAAAAAGTCATATACTATTAATTCGGTTTGATTTTTACAACCACATTTTGGACACCAATTACGAAATGATAATAAGTTTCCTAGAGTAATTGAATATTCATTGTTACATAATCCGCAATTAAGTATATATTTATTATTACTATATCTATTAACATTTCTGGGTGATATAAAATTACCTTTTTCGTCTTTATTTTTTTTACTCCAAAATTTAGCACTTATATGACTTGCGAAAGATTTTTTTAAACATATATTACACTCTTTAGTACATAAGAGTGGATGTGTTTTAGAACAATAAGGACAAGAATTATATTCATTAGTTGATTTTTGATTACATGTTGCTTCGTGAATGTGATGACATTTATCACAATTAAATATATATTTATTAATACTATATTTATTAACATTTCTGGGTAATATAAAATTATCGTTTTTATCTTTATTTTCTTCACTCCAAAATTTAGCATTTTCAGAACTTGCAAAAGATCTATTAAAACACCAATTACAGTTTAAATCATTACATAATGTACAATTTGTATCAGAACAATAAGGACATTCAAGTTGTGTCCTTTTATTACTTAATACAGTATTTAGACCAACAGAAAAGGTATGTGGACATTTATCACATTTAAATTTATATTTTGTATGAGTACATTTAGCAATAGTTCTTGGTTGAATAAAATTACCTTTTTCATCTTTATTTTCTTCACTCCAAAATTTAGCTTTTATATGACTTGCAAAAGAGTTATCAAAACAAGTATCACAGTTTTCATCTTCACATAATTTTTTAGTTGAAGAAGAACAGTAAGGACACCATTGTCCATTTGATATATGATATAATTTAGAAGAAAAACTATGCGGGCATTTATCACAGTTAAATTTATATGCTGTATGAGTATATTTAAAAATAGTTCTTGGTGATATAAAATTATTGTTTTTATCTTTATTTTCTTCACTCCAAAATCTAGCTTTTACATGACTTGCAAAAGAGTTATCAAAACAAGTAACACAGTTTTTATCTTCACATAATTTACTTGTTTTATTAATCGGGCATTTGTGTTTTATTTTTGATTCTCTGATAACACATATTTTACATCCGCTACCAGCTAAATGCTCTCTTGGTTTTTGCATAAATGTTTCTTCACATTTATAACAATAAATAGGTAATTCTGTAGTAGTATTTTTATAATCTTCTTCTTCTAAATGCGAGTAATCATATTTATGTGTTCCATCTGTATTTTTATGTTTCTCAATACTCATTACTTTTTCTATAAATTTTGTTAATCCTAATTTTAATTTTGAAGCACAATTTTCTTTACTACATTCTTTACAACCTTCTTTATTTTTCAAATGTGCAGTTGGTGTTTTTAAAAATATACCATGTTTAAGACATATTATAAATCCTTTTATATTACAACCCAAATATATAAACTCAAAATAATCATATTTATCTCCGTGTATTTTTTTTGCTTCTTCAACAAACTCCTCTTTTGTTTTTTTTCGTGTCATATATATATTTATATTTTTTAGCTTTATATGTATTTTATTTACACCATTATGATCTTTATATTATGATCCTTAAATATTTTATTCTTTATAGCCCTAATATTTTCAATATATTTACCCAGCATATGCGGAATATATAAAATAATGTTATCATTTTAGTATATATAAAGATTTATAATTAGTATATATTATTAAAAAAAATGCCAACTGGAAAATGGCATAATAAAATGGAAAGTTTATTTGATGAAAATATGAGAGAAGTTAAGTTTTACTGTTCTACAACTGATACAAATGTATGTAGAAGAGCTGATATTCTTTTAAATAATAGAAGAACTTGCGAAGTTCAACATTCATATATAGCAGAAAAAGAGATAATAAAAAGATTTAATGATTGGGATAAGTTTGGTAAGGAGATCATATGGTTAGTAGATGGTAATAATGGTATAGAATTATATAATTTATCAACAGGAAACTATTTATTAATTTTTAAAGAAACTTGGAAATATAAATCATTTATATCCAAATATGATTTTATTTTACTTGAAATAAATGAAAATGTTTTTAAAATAGAATTAAAATTAATTAAGAGTGGAATGATAGAATTGAAAGAACCTAAAACATTAAAAGAAACTATTGATTATCTAAAAACAAAACCAAATCAAATATGGGATTTTTGGAGTGATGAAAATACAATTAAATCAACATTAAGTGTTTATCAACAAGGCGCAGGTAATGGAAAAACATATGGAATATGGCAATCAATTTTAAATAATATTGATAAAAAAACATATATAATTTTAACAAAACAACATACTGCTAAGACTGTAATTTATGAAGAATTAAAAGATCAAAAAGACCGATTTATAAATGGTGAAGAAATCTTTCATATTGAAAATATAGAAAATGATACAGAAGAAAATACTGAAAAACATTTTGTAATAAAATATACTCATAAAGAATCGAAAAGAGAATGTATTGTAATTATTGGAACAATAGATTCATTTTGTTATAATTTATCAACACCAAATACAAGTGAAGGAACTAATTATTTTGAAAGTATTATTAATAATATTAAAGATAATGGAGCTACTAAAGTTAATAATGGATATATGAGATTTGCAGGTCAATATATACAATTAAGTAAAGAATCTGAAATATGGATAGATGAAGTTCAAGATCTTCCTATTAATTATTTACAGGCAATGTGTAAATTAATATATCAAACAAACTGTAATATAAACGTTGTTGGTGATAAACTTCAGTCATTAGAATATTCTAATAATTTTTTAACATCAATTGTTCAAGAAGGATTACCAAATATTACAATTGATATTAAACCACCAACAAATATCAATAGACGTATTAAAGTTAAGAATATGAGAACCGGAATAAATAATTTAATTAATTTTCAAAAATATGATTTACCACCAATTAAATGTGATAAAAAGATCGTTAAAGAACCAAACACTGAACCTATTTATATAATGCATGATCTAGATGAATTAAAAACTATTTATCCAGATGATACGGATAAAAATAAAATTTCAGAATATTGTAATAAAATTATGAAATATTATGAAAATGAAGTTAATAAAAATAATTATTTACCAAAAGACTTTTTAATTATATTTCCAGTTATGAAATCCAATGTAATAGCACCAGAATTAGAAATTAAAATTCAAGAATTTTGGATAAATAGAAATAAAGAACATATTAAAGACGAATATATAAGATATGTTTATTTACATAAACATGAAGCAGGTACAGTTATTAACACAAATGATTCAATTAATGCAACACGTATAATGTCTATACGTGCTTCAAAAGGAGATGGTAGAAATGTAGTTTTTATTTTACAAGTAAATGAAAAATCTTTAAAATTAGTTAGTAATAAAGAAACTGAATTAGTATATGAATCTCATTTACACGTAGCATTTACTAGAGCTAAAAAACAAATTTATTATCAATTAATTAAAAATAGAGATGAAATACATAAAAGATTTGAAAAATCAGGGTATGTTAGAGATCTACCAAAAATTAATAAAAAAATATCTTTAGATCAAATTATTAACTTAATTTGTAAAAATAAATTAATTGAAATATTAACAAATAATAATGTTGATTTAAAACAATATATATATAAAAATAATTTAAAACAGAATGAAGCTATAGATTGGGGATATCATTGTATTAAATATCAAGTATTTTATTATAATATCATTTTAAATATTATAGACAATAAAGTTGATAATTTAACACAAGACAAATCACAATTATTTGTTAAACTTGATATAATATCAAAAAAAATAATAAAAGAATTAGATGTAAATGCTTTTTGGAAGTATTTAGACGAATATCAAAATAAAGATCTACCAACTATACCATTATGTAAATTGTCTAAAAAACCAGAATATCAACAATATTTTAATATTATTAAAAAAACAATTAAAAAAATTAATATTAATATTCAAAAAAATACTTTAAAAAAATTAAATGTATATGAATCTATTATTTTAACTTATATTATTGAAATATTTACACGACAAAGATATTCAAGTATTTCACCTTTAGATATTTACAATATTACTAATTTTTTTGAAATTAATAGTAATAAAGAAAAAGAATTATTGAATAATATTGCAAATATTAAAGCTATTATTGATAGTAGTGGTATCAAAAAATATAAGAATATTAATTGGAATATTTTTAAACATATTGAACTTAAAAGTGATTATGATTATTTTAAATTATATAATCCACAATTTCCTATAATTGGATATAATGATAGCGATGTAATTCATATAATTCTTAAAACTAATATATCAGAATTAAATTTTTGGGATATTACAATTCAAATATTAATTGAAAGATTTTTAATATTTAATAGTAAATCAGAACAAGATAATAAAAGATATAATAATAAAAAAATTAATACATATTGTTTTATATTAGATGATTGTAATTTTATAAAAATTGATTGGGAATGGGATAATTTACATACTAATGAAATTAAGCAAGAATTATTATTAACATTAAATAATTATTATGAAAAATATCATATTGATATTTATAATTATTTAATTAATTTACAGGAAACTAATATAAAATTATGGGAAGATTCACCATCTAAAATTATTGATCAAATTATTAAAGAATCTAACGATTACCCTACATATATTATAGATTTTTTTAAAGATATTAATACTAAAATTGAAGAAGATGATGATTACAGTTATATTAATAATTTTGAAACTTTTAATACAAAATTAAATAAAAAATTAAATATAAATCTTAAAAAGTATTTTGATATCTAAAAATGATGTTAATAATATATATTACAACAAATGTTATATTTTGATCTATTGACTGATGATATTATAATTAAAATTTTAGAAATTAATACCTACTATATTGAAAAAGAATTATGGTCAACATATTTGACATTATGTGATGTTCAAACTATATTGTTCTATAATGAAAATCCAAACTATTATGGAAATTCAGGAAGTGATGATGATTATGGTTATGATTATAGTTATGATTCAGATCCAGATGTAATATATGATTGATTTTTCACAAAGTATTTTGATTTATAAATATTAATCTATATCCATATATTCTTCATCTAAACTATAATAACTTTTTTACAATTATTAATGTGATTATAAATTATTTCTTGCATTTTATTTTTATCACCTTTAAAATATTCAGTTCCAATATCAGTTCTTTTTCTAAAGCTTGTCTTTAAATATTATTATTAAAACCTTCAAATAAATTGTTAATTTTCATATTAAAATATTATATAATAAATGAAGTTCAAAGATCTGTTAAAATTAAAATCTCAATTTGAAAATGCAAAAAACAGAGAGAAATGTAAGAAAAAACATTGTAAAGATCTTATGAAGACTGTAGAAGATGAACTTAAAGAAAATGGAAAATATATTCAAAATTATTTTGCAACATCAAAAGCACACAAAGAATTTATAAAAAAACAAAATGAATATAGAAAAATTACGGATATTAAAGAATAAAATAGATTAAATAAATTAAACTTAAAAGAATATCATAAAACTGCAGAATATAAAGAATTTAATAAAAAAAGAGATGGTTTTTTTTAAACTCAAAAACTAGAAAACAATTAGAACAATGTGGAATTAAACATTGTCCAGAATTATATAAAAAAAATAAATAAATTGATTATCATAATACATCAACAAATTTATTATAAATTAAAGAATTAGTCTTAACTTATCAAAAAATCTCATATATTGCACTTTATTTAATCTTTTTTTATTGTTCTCCGCAAAAGCATCATTAATTTTAAATGGTACCTTTTTCCCTATTATTTTATTTTGTCTCATTAAAGTATTTATCATTTCAAATAAAAATGTAGGATTATAAGCTAGTGGTACTACTGATTCGTCATCGGGTCTATTATCATCTACATATATAAAACTTAATGGAAACTGAATTTTTATTAAAGAGAAATGCGCATAAGTATAATAATCATCCGGGCTTGGATAAATGTAAGAAACCTGTATAGTATAGGTGTTATTATAATCACTTGTATAAGTGACTTTTATATCACTTCTTCCACCTTGTGAACCATATTTTGGTTCTTTTAATCCAGGATGTAAATCTTGAATAACCTCTAATATTTTATCCTTGTTTTCTTGGGTGAATGGTTTTCTATTTGATGGATTTAGGAAAGGTTTCCTATCCTTTATTGCTAAATACCATGCTTTGTATAATGATTTAACATAATATGCATTTGCATATGTTTTACCATTTTCTTCATAAGGAATTACTACAACACTTTTTAATTTTCTTAATGGCATATCACTCCATTTTTCCATAGTATAAAAATCAGCATCATTTATGCTCCCTGCATATTCTTTTTCTGCATCCATTATTCTCGCCAATTCTGTCTCTTTATTAGTTTTATATTCAGCTTTTAGTATGGGATCCTCTGGTGAAGCAGACCAACTTAAAGATTTGTCAAAAGATATTGATGCGTTCGGATCAGAAATTAAAAGTTTTCCATCTATTAATCTATCAATTAATGATAAATACAATTCTGCTCCTCTTACCCGTTGTTCACGTTTTCCTCGATATATTTTAATTAATTGAAGTAACATGAATTCGACAGCATAATATTTATAATAACTATCATTTACAAGTATTTTGTAATCGTTTTCATTTTTATTTCGATCGTTATATAATATTGCTTCTTCAAATAAGTTATTAGCATCTGTAAATATCTTGGCTGAATTAACTTCTGAAGGTGTATTTACACTCATCATACTCCTATGATCCGCCGTAAAATAATTGTCTTTAACAATTTTGTTTAATTCAGTAGCCGTCATAAAGGGGTCATATCTTACTAAATAACTTGTTTTAATACGATCCTTTATTTTTCTATATAATAAAACATTTTCATCAGTTATAGAACGGTCTTCTAAATATTTTTCTACTAATTTTGTTGCTTGACTAATATTTAGACCTTTTATTTTTTTAAAAAGCGACAAAATGTGAATATCTCTTTCTGGTTGTGGTTTTGTTGGATATTCTAATATTTTATCTATATCTTTAAATTTCAGTGGTAGTTTTAATGATTTATATGGATCAGAATCGTTGGAACTGCTACTACTACTCTCACTATCAGATAAACTTAAACTAAATGCTTTGCGACATTGATCAGCTATGAAATTTATTCTATCTTGTCTTGTTATTTTTTTGTTTGTTACAGGATGTGTTATACTTTCTATTTCTCCTTTAACATATTTTTTATACTCGTTTAAATATTCTTTGCAAGCATCTTGCTTAATTTTTTTATTTGGACCTGCTAAGTTGTTTGTGTCTTTCTTTAATGCCTTTATAGTTGTTTCTGGTAATTGCGACATTGATGTTGTTAAGGATTGAGATAACGAAATACCTTTTGAACCTGACATTGATTATTTTAATTATATATAATTAAAAAAATAACTATTAAGTTGTATTTTAAGTCATAAGTTGCAACTAATCAAAAATCTCATATATTCTTTTTATATTTATTTTTTTCAGTTCTAAATATATTTTCAATAGTTTATGTTGCTGTTTTATATTCTTAATTCTTTTATAAAATTCTAATACTGTTTTAGTAATATTTATTGCTTGTATAGGAGTAGGTTTTTGTTGTTATACAAGTTTATTATTAAAATCTTTTATTTTTATATTGTTTAGTGTATCCTCAACACATTAAATATATTTTTGATATATAACTATATGAAAAGACCAAACAGTTTAAAGTTTCCATTTTCCTTTTGCAATGTGTTTTATATAAACTTTGGATGAATTGGTATTTGTATTTTTTTATATAACTCTTTACCGCAGACAAATTGTTTACCAATTGATAAATATGGTTTTTAGTATAACCACAATCAAATAAATTGTTAATTTACATATTAAAAATATTATATAATAAATGAAGTTCAAAGATCTGTTAAAATTAGAATCACAATTTGAAAATGCAAAAAACAGAGAGAAATGTGAGAAAAAGCATTGTAAAGATCTTATGAAAGAGGTAGAAAATGAACGTAAAGAGTTTAAAAAATTTATTTTAGATTATTATGCAAAATCAAAAGCACACAAAGAATTTATAAAAAAACAAAATGAATATAAAAAAATTACGGATATTAAAGAACAAAATAGATTAAATAAATTAAACTTAAAAGAATATCATAAAACCGCAGAATATAAAGAATTTAATAAAAGAACCAATGGTTTTTTAAACTCAAAAACAAAAAAACAAATAGAACAATGTGGAATTAAACATTGTCCAGAATTATATAAATAATAAAATTTGTATTGAAATAAAAAAATGATTATATTGTTTATCAAAATACATCAACAATTTATTATAAATTGAAAAATTATGGAAATTTTAGTTTTAGCACCTGTTGGTTATTATATCGGCAAATTGTATGCTAAAAAAATCTGTCGCAATCATTATTTAAAAAATCAAAATCTTATCTTTCTAAGTAAGTCATTTGATAAAACTTTAATGAAAACGATATTAAGTAGTGATAGATTTACAAAGATTTATAATATACAAAATAAAATCAATAACGAAATAATATTACTTATAAATCAATTTAAAAAAGATTACCCTGATTTAAATGCTAATAAAAAAATAAAATTAGCAGAAAGTATTACAAATATAAAATATTTTGATGAAATTGAAAAAATTGAGAAAGATTATATTGATAAGATAGAAATTGTTAATCATAAGATAGATGAATTTTATGAAACTGAATTACAGATGGTAAAAGAAGATTTCTTTTATTATGATATGAAAAAAATACATAACAGACGAGTTAATTTTATTGAAAAATTAAAGAGCATATTACTTACAGATAATATTGGCGACTTAATTAATTTCAAGTATAATGAGGAATTAAATTTATCATTAGCAACTATTCATTAGCAACTATTTAAGAAAATATATATAGTATTATTATACTGGTAATGATTTTTTATAAAATAAATCTTAAACATAAAAATGATGTAATTATTTATATATTTTATATAAAATGTCTAATAAAATTCAACCACCACCTATGACTCATAAAATTCTTAAAAATAATACTATTGAACATATTATGTCATTTGTAAAAAACACTAATGATAATGATAAAAAAATATTTTATTCTAAATCTGCAAAGAAATACAAAAACACTGATAAATTACTAGAAATTATTGAAAAAACAAAAGATATGGAAGAATTAAAAGTAATTAATCTTGATATCAAAAGTATCATTAAAGATTTTAACGAAAATAAACATTTATATGAAAAACCTAAGAAAAAGAAAGCTATTCCTTCTGCTATAAAAAAACTTGTTTGGAATACTTATATTGGTGAAGATATTGGTAAATCTAAATGTCTTTGCTGTAAAACTACAGATATTACACAAATGTCTTTTAATTGCGGACATATTATCGCAGAAGCAAATGGTGGTGAAATAATAGTATCAAATTTAAAACCAATTTGTCAAAATTGCAATTCCAGTATGGGAACAAAGAATATGGATGATTTCATAAAAGGTTTTAAATAGATTTATTATGTTTGTTTAATTTATTTCTTGGTAATGATAGGGATTTATGACCAATTTTAGGTAAAAAATACTTATAAAAATCTTTTTTAAATAATGCTATTATTTTGTAATTATATTTATTATCTTCTTTAAAAGCCAAATATTTCATTAAATTAATAAATTTTTTACTAATCATTGCTTCCTTAATTTTTTCCAGATTTTGTTTATCATCAACAATAGCATAAGCAAATTCGGTTAATCCATATTTACCATTTTCATCAATAATAGGGTATGTTCCTGCACCATTTGACCATATAACTTTTGGTATTCCAAAATGACCTTTTTTTTCTTTACTATACTTAAATTTACATCCATCTTTTTGTGTAATAGAATAAATACAAGGGTATATTGTTTTTTTATTTATTATCCATTTTTTTTGAGTATGATATGAAGAACTATCTCTCAATAAATCAATTAAATTAGTTTTATTTTTTGATAAAAGTAGTTTAAATTTATTAAAATTACCACTTGGTATAAAATCCCAATTATTTAAATCTAATTCATATTCTTTGTTTTTATCATTATTTATATTATCAATATCGCTTATAATAGTTATATTGTCATTAGTTTTTATATTTTGAACTAAATAATAATCAAAATTAGTTCCTACTCCAAAAACTCTTTGCCCTTCTTTAAAATTATTCATTGATAAATAAATTAAATTATTTTCTTTAATATATTTTAATATTTCATTATACATTATACCAGCTCCTTCTCTCCAACCAGATGGATGAACAAATAGTAAATAACCCTTATCTTTTAATAATTCTTCATATGATCTTTTAATAAATAAATGCCATATAGGTTGCGCTTGCTTATCTTCTTCTTTATATTGAAATGGAGGATTGCCTAAAATAATATCAAAATTCAATTCTATATCAATTTTGGTAAAATGTTTAAAATCAATAAAACTACCTTCAAATATATTAAGTTTATATTTCTTACCACAAAATATTTTTTTCATCATAAATACATTCTTTTTATCCAATTCAACCATATAAAGCATATTTTCTAATATATGTTTTCTACGATTTTCTTCATCTTTTATAACATCTTTAAGACTTTTCATTAATCTCATATAAACAGCAACCGGAAAATTACCCATTCCTGCTGCAGGATCTAACCATTTAAGATCTTTATTAAACCATACAGATTCGGGTAAAGTATCCAACATTTCATTTACAAGTGTCATAGGTGTAAATACTTCACCACGTTCTTTTTTTTCAATAATTTTAGGTTTTAAGTTTTCATTAATAAATATTAATAATTTATCAGGTTCAGTGATATTATACAATTTATATTTTCTTAAATGTATTTGTTTATTAATATCAGATATATTACCCCCTGACAACTGTTGATCATTTCCTAATTTAATTATTCCATTATATATTAAATTAAATAAATGAGTATCATCAATACTATCATTTATTACTATTCTTTGTTTTAAAGTATATAATAATATTGTTTTTTCTTCATCTTTAATATTCTTAATAATATACTGTAAATCATAAATAAAATCAGTAGTATTATTATAAGTTAATATACATTCACTTCCATCCTCTTTAGTATAAGAAGTTATTAATGATAATATTGATATAACTTCTGAAAATAAATAAACCCATAGTTCTTCACAAGTTGCTTTCTTTTCTTTTTTATCCAATTTAATAATATCTGATATTTGTCTTGTTTTACCAGGTGATAGTTGTGTATCTGGTTTATTAACTACACTTTTAGATTCTATTTTACTTTTTTCTATTTTAGTAAATAACTTTGTAATATCATAATCAGGTTTAAATATATCATTTGTAAATATATTTTGTTTAATTAATATCTCTTTTATTTCAGTGGTTTTAGCATCCCAAGCAGTATATAATTTATTAAAAAACTCTTTCACATATTTTTGATAATTTTTTTTATCTTCTTTATTATAACTATCAATAAACTTATGTTTATCTATATTAATTAGATCTGCAATTAATTCATATTTTTTATCACTACTTTTATCTTTATTATATGCTAAATACATATCAGTTAAATAATCAATTGTATATAAAGTTCTTTGTGGATTTAAATCAACCATAAAACCATATCGTTTTCTTGCACAATAATTTATACCATCACAATTTATATCTTCATCAATTTCAGTCATACTTCTAAATAACATTTGATATATTGCATCAGATGCCGATATATTTGTAAATAATGATACTATATCAACATTTGATAAAGATATTCCTAATTGTAATCTATTTCCCGCTAATATTATCAATCCTTTATATTGACTATATTCTGCTTTGTTTTTTAAATTACCTTCTAATATTTCTATTTCATTTTTAATTTTACTTGGATTACTCATATATTGCACATTATGATGATCTTTAGTATTATCTTTATCAACTGCTATATAAAACATATAGCTATTAAAAATATATTGAAACTTATCTTTCAATAATTCTATTAAAGCTTCAACTTCTTTTTTAATATTATAAGGTGGTAAAAACCATAATTGTGTTGTTTTATGATATGTTTGTAGTGTTCTACAATGATTTAAACATACATTTTCAATTATAGGTATAATTCCACGTTTTTTATATTCATTCTTTGTTTCATAATAATTATCAGTTTCTTTATCAGTATAATATCCAAAATAATATTCTAAAAATTGTATTAGTTGTTCTTTATTTTCAAACTTATCATCTTTAACAGCAAATAACTTACCCATATCAAAACCAAATGTGTTATTAGTTCCTATTTTTGATATTTCAGTATCTATAAATTCTTTATCCCATACAGATGTAATTAAATATGGTTCAGGAAAGTTTTTATATTGATCAATAATAAAAGTATTATTATATTTTTTAAATACTTTATTAAGTATTTTATTTCCAAATATAGATTCAAGATTATTATAAGATTTATAAAATGTTTTTTCATTTTAATATTTTTAATTAGTTTAATATCATTTAAATCCCATTTAATAATATTTTTATCTTCAATTTTATAGATCTGTTTTGGTTTATTATAAGTTGCAGTTACATATATTTTATATGATTTATCTAATTTATCTAATTCATTAAAAATGTCTTGTGCAATACTTGTAGTCATTCCAAAATGTGCTTCATCAAAAAATATAAATCTAAACTTATTATCACCAAAATATTTATTAATATTTTCTTTAATTTGTTCTATTGCTTTACTTGTATAATTAAACTCATTATCTGTATTAATTGTATTTGTATCTTCTGTTTTTTTAAAACCTAATCGTTGTTTTGAAATTAAAAATATATTATTTTTATTTTTATCAACTGTAAAATCTAATTTCCCATTTTCACTTATTTTACGAATCTTAAAATCATTAAAATCATAATAATCTGTAAATGCTTTATAATATTGATCTAATGTTTCATTTGGTGCAGGAGTTATTATTATATAATTGTTAAATGTTCCTTCAGGTGCGTTTAAAGAATCTTTTAGAATTGTTCCAGCCATTATATAAGTTTTTCCAGATCGTGGTATAGCACCAACTAATATTTTTTTTTGATCTTTTTTAATTAAACTTGTTATTTTTTCAATAAATAATTCTTGATGAAATCGTGGAATAAACTTAGATTTTAAAGATTTTAAATATTGTTCTTTAAATGGTTGATAATCATCTTTAAGAAACTCGAAATCTTTTAATATATTATATAAAATTGTATAATTTTTTTCAAGATCATTAAGATCATATACATTTTCATAATTACCATTTGGTGATATATATTTAATTAGAATATCACTTGATTTATTAGCATTTTTACATTTTTTTATAAAATCTTGCTTGTTTTTAACAAATAATAAAGCTTTTATTTCTTTATAATCTTTATTTTCTCTCTCTATTAATGGACATAATTTTTGAATATCATAATCTGCTATAGATTTTTCTGTATTATAATATTTTGAAGATGCTAAATATAATATATCTTCAATTTTAAAGGTAATATCTGAATATCCACCAGAATTACCACTTATAAATGAATTTTTTAAATAATTATCAAATATCTTTGTTATAGTTTCAAATTTACAGGATTGTTGATTATTAAAATTATTAAGTGTATGATGTATATTGTTATTTTTAATAAAAATATTTAATTTTATACATAAATCCCATAATAATTCATATATAAATCCTTGTTTGGATACTGAGTTATATTCCTGTTCTTTTTTTTCGGAATCAATATATTTAATTTTTTCAGTTTTAAATATATTTTCAATAGCTTCTGTTGCTGTTTTATATTTTTCTAATTCTTTTATAAAATCTAATACTGTTTTAGTAATATTTATTGGTTTAGCAGTATGTGTTGATTGTTGTATAGCAGTAGGTGTTTGTTGTTGTATAAGTTTATCATAGAACTCTTTTATTTTTTTATTATTGTTTGGTGTATCATTAATACAATTACCATTATTTGGATTACATATTTTAGGTTTATCACATTTTATACCAATACATTTATCTTTTAATTTAGAACTCATTTTAGTTTATTATAATATTAAGTTTTCAAATATCTTCATTTTCATAATAAATATTATTACAATTTTGTTAATTTTAAGATCTTAAATATAAAAAATAATTTTAGTAAAATTATTGGGTAATTATATTGATTTACAACAATTGTTATGTAATGATAATATATCTAAACAATTAAATTTAAATATAATAGATTTCTATAAACAAAATAATTATAATATCAAGAAAATGTAAAAGCTTAGATTTTTTAACCAACTTTAAACATTATTTAGATTATAAAGAATTATGTTGTAATGAATATACTATACCTTTATTAAAAGCCAATATTGATAAAATTAATTGGGATAATCTATCACTAAATATTAATACCATTGATATACTAAAATCTCATAAAGATAAAATAAATTATGAAAACTTAGCATTGAATTATTAGAAGAATATATTATAACAAATAAAAAATGTTCAAAAACATTTTGGAATAATTTATCAACAAATCCAAATATTTTTCTACTTTTTTTGATGGCATTAAATAAATATGATAAAATATATTATTGTCATAATATTATTATTAGTTTTAGATATAATATGGTTAAGTGCAAATGCTAAAGAATATTCTAAAATGATAAAATCAATTCAAAATAAAGAAATAAAAATAAATATAACATATGCACTATTTACATATATATTAATGATCGCAAGTATTATTTTTATCAATATACCTTTTATTGAAAGTAAAATAAAGAAAACTGATAGTAAAACCGAAATTATAAAAAAATCTTTATTATATTCTGGTTTATTAGGTTTAGTTATAAATGGTGTATATAGTGGAACTAATTTAGCAGTATTTAAAAATTACGATATTGGTCTGGGACTTAAAGACACATTATGGGGATTTATACTATACACAATAGTAACTACTACATATTTTTTAATTGCTTAATTATTGAAATATAGTTATTTAATCAGAATCTTCATCAGATTCTTTTGTAATAAGTTCATCTACTTCCGTAATTTCTTCGTGATAAATATTTTGTTCTATTGGATTTTCTACATCAGTATTAACTAAATGATCTTCTACTGTATTATGATCTGATTCTTCATCCGAATCATTAACAGCAATATTTTGAACTAATGATCCTCCAGTGTGTTTTTTAACAATACTATTTATAAATAGTTTTGCTTGATTTTTATTATTTTCAATTTCTTTTTCTAATTGTGTAATTAGTGTATCATTATATTCACAATATTCAACAATTTCTTGTTGGCGTTCAAGTGAAGGGATTGGGATTTTAAAATCTTTAAACTTATTCATATCTATATGACCTAAATTAGTGGAATATTTCGCCAATTTTTGTATATTTAATTGTTCGTTTTGTAAATAATAGTATAAATATTTTAACATTACCAATTCATTATTTTTAATTTTTACAACCTCTGTATTACCAGATGATTTACCATTAACTAAATATACTTTTCCTATTCCGTGTGATAAACTTAATGGATTTGATGAATTGCCACCAGATTTAATAAATAATAAATATTCAATATCATCAAAACAAAAGGTATTATGTGTTCCAGATGGGTTAGATACACTTGCTTTGTAAAACGGATATTCTCCTGTGTTTGAAATTTCTTTTGAATTTGTATTTCCTTTTACAGACATATCACATACTTGTCCAAGTGTTTTCATAATATTATCGCCAAATATTTTTTGATTATTTAAACAAAACGCATTCAATTGTTTTAATTCCATAATTTTATCATTACTTGTTTTATTAGTTTTTTCGTATATGAAATCTAAATATTTTACGATTTCTTGTTGGCGTTCAAGTGAAGGGATTGGGATTTTGTAATTAAAGAATAAATCTAAATCTAACGATTTGTTACAAGAACCTTTTTGGTATTTTTTTGAAATATAATCTATATTATTAGTTAAATAGTAGTATATATATTTAATATTAAGAATATCTTTATTAATAGGTTTCATATGATATAATAAACTTGTAAAATTACATTTTCCATTAAAGTATTTTATTTTTGTACTATATGTTTTACCCGCGGAACCATCAAATATTTTCAATATGAATATATTTTCTCCGTCTAATTCAAATGTACTATGTGTATGAATATCGCTTGAACTGATTACCGGATAATTGCTACTTTCATCACATTTCATTGCTTGTAATGACCCTGTATTAAACTTAAACAATTCTTTTATACTTTTTACAACAACTCCTTCATTATATTCAATATCTTCTGTTTCATCTTTCATATATTCAGCATAATTAAGAGAATATGAATTATTTGCTATTTTATCAATAGGAACATCAACCAATAAATGTTGTTTAGTTGTAATTTGATTATACTCACAAAACTTAACACTAGTTGTTTGATGTGTCTTTGAAAACTTATATGTTCTACCAGTTTCTTTCTGTGTTTTAGATACTTTAATATCAGTTTTAAGAATATCAGTTCCTTCTTTTTTCTTAATAAAGAAGAATACACAAGTTTTAATGCTTGTATGTTCAAATATACCAGCAGGTAAATAAATAATTTTCTTTAAATCACATGTTTTCATAAGATATTCACGAATTAAAACATAATTTTTAGATTTTGAAAATAAATCTTGACCATCAGGTAAAACAACAGCACATTTACCATTAATCTTTAACATATTAATTATTGTTTGAATAAACAATGAAACAGCATTATCTGTTTTAATAGGAAAATGTTCATCTCGATTTTCAGTAATATCATCATATTTTAAACCTTTAATACCATATGGAGGATTAGCTAGAACAGAAGAGAACTTTTTAGTAATAGGATTACGAATACTATCACCTTTTTTCAATTTATTAAACATATATCCAGTTGAAATTAACATATTTGAAACAGCAAGTTGATATGTATCACTTTCAATTTCTTTACCATATATTTTTTTATTAATATTATTCTCCCAATCAAGCTTAATATTTTTAGTTTTAGCTTGCTTTTCTATAGTTCTAATATATTCAATTAAAAATCCACCTGTTCCCATTGTAGGATCACAGCAAGATTCAATATCTCCATCATCTGATAATTTAGGATCAATTAGATCAATCATCAATTTCTTGACGGGTGATGGTGTAAAGAATTGTCCTAAAACTTTACCAGTCATAATATCTTTAATAACATTTTCATATGCATTACCTAAAACATCAAAATCAATATTAGATAAATCAATTTTAGATAATTCTTTAATAATATTTTTATAATTTGCTTGTTGTTCAATATCAAATGATTTATCGGGTTTAAATATTTTATTTGTGCTTGGATGTACTGATAGAATCTTTTCCCATAAAACTTTTAAGTTAGTTTTAATATTATCTTCTTTTTCTTCATTTAAATTACTGAACAAAACTAGTTTAAATAATATTTCTTTTTCTTCATCATCATCAAAATCATAGTCATAATCATTAATTTTAATTACATTATTACTAAATTGTGGTTCAAGTAATTTCAATATCAAAAAATATGAAAGATTTCTCAAGGCTTTTTCACCTGTCAGTCCTTCATTTCTCATAATATTTAAACAATTTTTCAATATAGTAGAAAGTTCATTTTCAATATTATTAGTAATATTTTGTTTTTCAGTAATTTTCTTCAATTCAGTTAAAGAAATACAAGGAGATTTCTTTTTCTTATGTTTATCATAATCACTTTTTTGAGTAAATATTTTATTACATAAATCACATATATATTCTTTTGGCATCTTTTAATATTAAGTAAATATTTCTTTTTATATATATATTTATAATCTATATCATTTTTATATATTAAAGTATTTATTTCTTATTATAAGTATTTATAACTTAATATAAAAACAATAAAACATATATATCAAAAAGTATTTATTTCTTATTATAAGTATTTATTACTTAATATAAAAATAATAAAACATATATATCAAAAAGTATTTATTACTTATTTCAATAGTTTTGTTTTAGATTTATTAATTATTTTGATGATCTCATCTAATGCACTAACTTTATAATAATCAACCCATAATCCAATTGGTGGAAAATTATTATCTTTTTTACAAAGTTCTTCACATAAATAATTTAGGTTAAGTTTATAATTTTTTAATTCAGCATTTTTATTTATTATTTCTTTACAGTTTTCTTTGCAAGTTTTAAGATCATAATATACTCTTTTAATACTTAAATAATCTATCCAATTTGTAAATTTACCTTTATATAATTCTTTAGGATTTTTTGATAATCTATTATCTTCATCACATAATTCATAATATTGATTTAATGAATACCATTTTATATTTTTATTTGCAATTATTTTAATAGCTTGTTCATACTCAGTATCTCTACTAATTTTATTTCTTGAAATTTCAAATAAATTAAGTATTTTAGATTTAATATCATTATATCCATCATAATCCTTTGTAGATTGTTTATATTCTCTTTTATTGTGTAAGTTGTATCTATTTTTAAACTCAATTTCTTTAATTGAAATACCAATATCATATATTAAATATTCTAATACCTTTACAATAACTTCATAACTATTTTTATTTTCTTCATTATTATATTCTTCAATATATATTGGTAATGATAATATTAATTTTTTATATTTATTTGAACCATTTATACCTAATTGATCAGGTCTAATACCTCTACCTATTGATTGTATTATATCTTTTACAGATAATTTAGGATCGCTAATAGATATGAAATCAATATTATTAAAATCGTATCCCATACTATATTGTGCAACTACATAACCTATACTATTAGGATTATTTTCAAAAGTTTTAATATTCCTAAAATCATAATCCAATTTAATTTCAATCAATTTTGGATCACTATTAAAATCACTTATAAGTAAGAAAGGTTTAACTATTGTTTTATCATTTATATACTCTATATAGTGATTATAAAACAAATTAAAAGCATTTTGTTGTTTATTATGAAAACTGAAACCAAACTTTCTCTCTTTTTCAACAAAATCAGTTAATAAATATTTACAATTATTTATGTTTTCTTTATTTTCACTATAAATATATGATTCTATATTTGCTAACCATTCCAATCTAATAAGTTCTTTTACTTTTATAGCGGAATACAATTCACCAAATATTTTATTATTGTTATTTACTATACTTTTATTTGGTGATGCTGATGTAAATATACGATCTTTAATATATTTATTATCTTCTAATAATTCTTTTTTATTTGGTTCATTTATCCAATCTTCAATAGCCCAATGTGCTTCATCAAACCATACTAATATATTTATAATATTAAAATCAATTAATTTATTATAAATAATATTAACAGATTGAGTGCAACAGACCACTATCTTTTTAGTTTGTGATCTTAAAAAATCTTCAAAATTATGATCATAAGAGTAATTAAATATTTCATAGGTATCACTTAAAATACTTAAATATTTTGTTTTAATATTTTGTTTATTTACTATTTTTCTTGGTGATACAATTAATATAAAGTTTGATTTTAAATAATTAAATAAATTATATACAATATAACTTTTACCTCCACCTGTTGGTAATTCAATATATATTTTATTGTTTAATTTAAGAGTTTCTTTACAATATTCAATTATTGTTGTTTGATATTCTCTTTCATTCCAAATATATTTTTTAGTTTCTTCTGTATCACTATCACTATCACTTTCACTATCACTTTCAGTATCACTATCACTTCCACTATCACTATTACTATCACTATCACTTTCAGTATCACTATCAGTTTCATTATCTCTTTCTACATTAGATCTTGATCTTCTGTTAATTTCGTCTATTTCATCCTGATTTAATAATTTATACTTTGTTATTTTTTTAAGATACTCTTCTAATTTTTCAATTAATTCAATATCATAAAATTCTTTACCACCTTCAACATCAAAATCCTTATTAATACCTATCCTGTTATATTTTTTAGTAAGTTTCTTTAATTTTTTATCAAAATGTTCTCTTTTACCATTGTAATTAATTTTATATAAATGACTAAAATGTCCTGGAATATACTCTCCTGTTTTATAAGTTGATTCTCTTTCAATTTTACAATCAGTTACACCTATTTTAACAACGTTGTAATGTGTTGTAACTAGATCTAATACTCTTATGTATAATAAAAACTCAATCATTTGTATATTTATAAAATGATAATATCATTTTTATATTTAAAAATGAAATTGTATAATACATTATACAGATATGATAAATCATTGGTTAATAAGAGTTAAAGATGGTAAAAACTTTACAAACAGTAAATATCCTTTTTGGGGAATAACAGCTGGTAAAACTAATAATATAAAAACAATAGTATCAAAAATAAATAATGGTGATATATTATGTAATAAATCTAATGATAATAAGATCATAGGTATGGCTACATTTACTAAATTTTTAGATAAACGTGATGAACCTTTAATTGCTATAGAAACTGTTAGTAATATTAATCAAGGATGGGATGATAATAATTATGAACTTGAATTACATTACACAAATCTTTATAATACTGAAAAACAAAATATAAAAATTGATGAAATATTAGGACAATCTCCTATTATAAATTATAAACATAAAATAAAAGAAGATTTAGAAAAACATTATATAGGTTTTAAGTTTTATGGTGTTCCCGTGTAATATTATTTAGTTTTCTTGTGGATGTTCTGTTTTATATCACATTATTTTAATCATAAATAAATATAAAAAATATATATTATGTAAATATATATATTTTTATGTATTCCAATATATATCTACTTTTAATAGTGTATCCAATAATTTTTCTTTTTCTATCATACTAAGATCCGGATATGTTTCTTCAATATATTTAACTAATTCAGTATTATAACAGTTGGTTAACTTTATATTTTTTTGAATTTGCCACAAAGCACCTATTGCTTTCAGTTGGTCTTTCTGTTGATATTTAGTTTTAATTTCCGGCATTTTTTCCCTAACAAATAAATTATATGCAGTAAGTTTTCTTGGTTTTTTTACACCATTATTACGGGTTGTATTATCATTTTTTGTTTTAGAAACAAACGAAATTGTTACTTTTATTTGTTCGGTATTGGTAAGGCTTGTCATTGCTTACAATTATTTTTTTTTCTTATCATTTTTTATAAATAAAAATACTATCTTTTACATAAAAATGATAACGTAAAACGTAAAACTTCATAAGAAATGACTGAAGAGTTTCACGATGCACAGGAATATATACCTGACGATAAAATTACGAATTTTGATATTAACTACTCTAAAATAATGTTTAAAATCATCTGAAAAATATGCACCCGATAAATGGATATTATATATCAATAATCCTGTTGAATTTGGTAAATAAAAAAATATAAAAATATATACATATATTATATATTACATTTTTACATTTGTTTCCACTCAACTATAGCTTTAATGATTGATTCTTTCTTTGACATACTATCATTTTTTTGAAGAATAATTGATCGAATATGAATATACTTTCTCATTTTCTTTTCTTTTTGTAGTTCTTTAATAGCAAGTTTCATACAATCACTTTTGTTATAAGTGGGATTTTCAATACTAATAGCAATAGAAGTCCATTTCAAGAAATTACGAGTGTTGAGAGTAGTCATAGTTAATGAACATATGACTGTAGTCATTTTTTTAACTTTTTGTTGAATTATTTTACATTTATTTGGAACTAATTTTCTTGTGTAAAAACTTTTTATGACAAAGAACTTTTTTATTCTAAATATGCTTGAATTTTATTTGTTAAAGAATAATAGAAAAATGGCATAACAACAACAATATTTGATAAAAATGTACTTCTATTAAGTCTTATATATAGTTTTCCATTAATTATTTTTTGAAATGGTGTTTCTGGTTTTTTACCTGGAAATTTTTCACCGAGTAACAAACGTGAATGTTTATTAAAACTTGCAATAAAACTGTGCCATCCTTCAATTTGAACACTTTTTTTAACTATTATAACAGAACTTAAAAGCAGAGTTGTAGTATCATCATCTAACTTAAGTTCTTTAATTTTATTTGAAATATATTCTTCCATTTTCGCAATTTGAGTATTAAGTGTTTTAGTTAATGGATTGCTATATCTTGAAAAATATTCTTTTTTTGTTGGTGGTTTTTGTTCTTCATTATTTTTAGAAGAATCAGGTGTTTTATATTCACCGTTTTCTTTATAAAAATCTAATAGATTTTCTTTTTGTTCTTTAGGAACTTCTTTCTTTTTATCTTTAAGTTTTTGTAATAAACTATTTAAAAGTTTATTTTTTTTAATATCTTTATTAACAGCACAGTATAATTCCAACACATTTTTAATATGTTCAACATTAACATCAGTATATTGATACATTATTGAAAATATTTGTAATACAGTATCAATAGTTATAATATTAGAACAAACCGCATCACCACAATATTGCAATATATTAAACAATGTATGTAATTCAGGTCTCATAGATATATTAAATTGATTGCAGAATAGTAAGAAACCATTTCGTATTTTATTAAAAAATCCAATTTGTGAATTTGAAACAAAAGATTTATTGCATTTTTTAAATTTTGTGATATCTATTGATTTTGATTCTAAAAACAATGTAATTTCAGTATCTATTTTGTCTGTATAATTTTTAATTTCTTGAGTGTAAATAATATTCTCACGAATAAAATGATCAATACAGCGATCAAATTGCTTATCCAATTCAGCATAAATTTCCGTATCTTTAATATTTTGTTGCATTAAACATTTTTCAATTAAAATAAACTTATTAAAAATATTTAAAATTATGTCTATGATAACAGGTTGTTTTTTAATAGGTGCGTTTTGTATTTTTTGTATAAGATATAATATTACCTGTATTGGAAATGTTTTAGAATTACCTTCAATTTGATCAATAATTGTTTTAAGTTGTTTTAGTTTTTTCTTAGAAACTGTAAGATCTGTTTTATTTTCATTAACTTGAGTATTTAATTCAGTATATATAGCAGTAATAAGTGGAAATGTCCTTTTAGGAACATTAACTTTAGTATTACTTGAAGAACTGGATAAGGATCTACTGGACCTAGTTGATCTAGAATTTCTTGATCTTATAGCCAACATATTTTATTATTGGTTATTATTAATATATGTTTGGGTTACTAAACTATTAGAAGGCAAATCTATAATTTTAGTTGTATTAAAATGTTGCCCTGCATAATTATCATAATTATAAATTAGGGTATAGTATCAAAAAACTCATTATACATAGTACTTATATCAGTAACTGCATAATTATATAATCGTAAATCTGCTATATTACCATTAAAATTTGGGCTATAATCGTATAAAGATTTACCTAAATATAAAGTATTATTAATTAGTGTTTTATAATCAATAGTTTCTTGGAGCAAATTTGAATTTATATATATTTCATATTTTTCATTACTATAATTAAAAAATAAATGATACCACGTATTAGATAAAAAATTATATGATATAGGTTGTTCTATAGTATCAATAATTATCTTTAATTCAGTTTTATAAATTGCAACATTGAATATATTATTAGGTGTTGATATTAAATAATAATCTGTAGCTGTATCCATAATTTTAAACCAAAATCCTAATGCTTTAACATCAATACTAATATTAGCTGATAAATAAGAATCTCCATTAAAATATACTGATTTGGGTGTTGTGTGATAATAAATAGTAAGACTAAAACCATTTGAAGTTAAATCATAGCCACTAGGAGAACTATTAAGATTATTATCAAACAAATATTGGATATTAATTGGAACAAATACTACAGGTTCTTCTTCTACATATTCTTTTTTTGGAATATATGGTCTATTATTTTTAGTTAGTAATATAGGACGTGTATAAGTTTTTGGTTTATTTTCTATTGTTGTTGGATTCATTTAAATATTTATTATTACTAAACACTAATTACTAATTAAATAAAACGTAATTACATCAATTTAAAGTTTCTTTAAATATAATAAAAATCAAAATGTTTAGTATAAAAATGATGTAGATATATTAATTATATTTACTTTCAAATAATAGTAAAAAAATAATAAAAAAAATATATATATAAATAACAGCTTTTGTATCAATTACAAAAAGGAGTAATTATATTACTGATAGAGAAGATCTTAGTATCAAGACGCTTTTTAAGCTGAATCGCTGTATCGTAATATAACCTTAGTAGTTTTGATATAATAGTTTTTTATTATTTATAATGTCAATAGCCTATAGAAAATATAAGATTGTTAATTTATTTTTAAATAAATCTATATTTAATGAAAATATTATAGAAAATATTTTAGATTATTACTGGAAAATAATAGATAATAAAAAATTAATATTATTGGATTGGATAAATATAAACAACTTAGATTGGTATAATTTATCTCAAAATCCAAATGCAATTGATCTATTGTTAGAAAACAAGGATAAAATTAATTGGTTATCAATAATGCGAAATCCAAATGCTATTAAATTATTTAATAATACAAATATTAATTGGAGTATTATATCAGAAAATCCAAATGCTATTAATATTTTAAAAAAAAATGTAGATAAAATACACTGGTTTAGTTTATCAAGAAATCCAAATGCAATTGATCTACTTGTAGAACATTATGACAAAATAGATTGGTTTGAATTATCTATTAATAAAAATGCAATATTTTTATTAGAAAAGAATATTGATAAAATAGATTGGGAATTATTATCATTAAACGAAAATGCTATAGAACTTTTAAAAAATAAAATACAAACTGAAAGATTTATAATAAGAAGTAATTATAGTGCAGAATATCTAATTAATTGGAAATATCTGTCTAGTAACAAGAATGCTATAGAACTCTTAAAAAAAAATAAAAATAAAATAAATTGGAGTTGGTTATCAAAAAATCCAAATGCTATTGAACTTTTAAAAAATAATAAAAATAAAATAAATTGGAGTTATTTATCATTAAACGAAAATGCTATAGAACTTTTAAAAGAAAATAAAGATCAAATAAATTGGTTAAATATATCAAAGAATCCTGGAATATTTAAATTTGAAAATAAACCATTATTTTAATAATCTCTCACACATTACCTTTTTATTTCCATATGTAGGTTTATGTTGTTTTTTTAATAATTGTTTTATTTCAACTCCTTTCAGTTTATAACAATCCTTTTCTGGTGTTTTAATTATTTTTGGAGATTTTATAACATTATTAAGTCTATCACATAATACCGATTTATTACCATATACCGGTTTATTTTGTTTTTTAAGTAATTCAACTATTTCAGTGCGTTTCAATTTATTACAATTGCTTGCGGGTATTTTAATATTACTTATACTACTAAGTGATGAAGAACTATCTGTTTTTTTATTATATTTTTTTAATAACATTTTAAGCGCATTGCAAGCTTTAGTAGCATCATATCTTTCGTCAGCATCCATATTGATCATAGGAACAATAACAAGTTTCATAAAATTATCAAAAAATTGTTTATCTTTAAATCGTATTTGTGATTTTATACTTAATCTGTAAAATATTTCAACAAAAGTCATACCAAGTGAGAATACGTCAATTTTAGAAACATATTCAGTTTTAAATTTATGTTTAAAAACATCTTTATTTTTCTGACATTTAATTGCAAATTGTTTAAGGTATAAAGGTATATCAATGTATTTAGACATAAAATCAAAAAAACCTCGTGGTAAATATCTACTATAGTTTTCTAATATGTGATTAATATTAACATAGGTATTTTTATGTATTATTAGTTGAACATACATTTTAAACTCAGGAGGATAATAAGGATATACGTGATTTAACATATTATAATTTGAAAAAGAGCTAATATTACTATAAGGTGTTGTAAGTCCAAAATCTATTATATAAATTTTTGATTCATCAAAATCATATAACATATTTGGAGGTTTAATATCACAATGTGCTATTTGTTTTTCATTTAAGGTTCTAAGTCCTTTTAGTAAATTATAAAACAAAGGAATAAGATCATCAATAAAAATATTATTTTTAAAAAATTCAAAGTTATTAATAAAATGATTTAAATCAATACCACCATTTTTGTATATTAATTGTTCTGTTATAGGAATATGTTTTGCATACCTATTACATTTT